TTATTTCTTCTGGTGCTATTACCAACGCTGCATAATGCCTTTGAAATCCTACTCAAAGAAGCAACGTAAACTTGCTGCGGTTGCTCCTCCGAGAGATAAGATCACGGCTGCTGATCTTAAAAAACTACGTTCCAAGAAAAAAAAGAGGAAAAAGAAATGAAATTAACTACTCGTCAAAAAAACAAATTAAAGGAACATTCAGAACACCATAGCGATAAGCACATGGAGTTTATGAAAAGACGTATGAGAGCAGGAGATTCATTTACAGAAGCTCATAAAAAAGCAAAGGCAAAGGTAGGAAGATAATGCCAAAAAGAAAAGGAGTCAGTTTAACTTTAGGAAGAGGTGAAAAGTCTAGGAAAGGTGGGCTGACTGCTAAAGGACGAAGAAAATATAACAGAGCTACAGGAAGTAATTTGCAAGCACCAGTAACTAAAAAGAGTGGATTAACTGAATCAGAAAAAAGAAGAAGAAAGAGTTTTTGTGACAGAATGGAAGGAATGAAAAGAAAAATGAAAAATATTAAAAAGAAAAATGATCCTGATAGCAGAATAAATAAAGCATTAAAAAGATGGAGGTGCTAATCAATGACTTATTCAATTCCTGGTGACATTAGAACAAAGATTCAGACATCTACATCTATAGGTGGTATAGATAGTCCTTTCACTAAAACAAGGGCTGTTTTAGACATGATGAAGGGTTGGGAAATAATGAAAGCTGTTACTGAAGGTACAGAATATCTAAGAGAAAATAGCGAAGCCTTTTTGCCATTAGAACCAAGAGAGGATTTTACTGCTTATATGGCAAGAGTGAATAGAGCAGTATTTAGTCCTTTTACGCAGAGATTAATAAGAGCAGCAACAGGTTTAGTTCTTCGTAAACCAATAGCTTTAACTGGAGATCCTTATTGGACAGAGATGTTCAAGATGGATGTTGATGGTTGCAAATCAGATTTAGATGAATATGCAAGAAGAATACTTATGTGTTCATTAACTTATGGTCAAAGTCATATCCTTGTTGATTATCCTGCTCCCTCTGGTGCGGTTAGTCTTGCAGAAGAACGTCAGCAGAATCGTAGGCCATACTGGATAGAAGTAGATCCTAATAATCTGTATGGTTGGAGATTAGATAGAGAATCTAATTATGGTAACTTGATACAGGTGAGACTAGGTGAAAAGGCAGTATTGCCAGATGGTGATTTTGGTGAAAAGGTATTTGATCAGGTAAGAGTCATAGAACCAGGTAGATACAGAGTTTTTCGGAAAACAGATCAAGTTGATGCGATGTATGACATTGATGATAGTTCTTATGCTGGAGAGTTTGATACTGGAACAACAGGTGAAGATTATAAATTAGCTGAATCAGGTAGTTTTTCTCTTGGTGAAATACCTCTTGTCACTATTTATTCTGGTAAAACAGAGAATTTAGTAAGTAAACCACCTTTACTTGATATTGCATATCTGAATCTTGCACATTTTCAAAGACAGGCCGATCTGATTCATAGTTTGCACGTTGCATCACAACCAATGCTTGTAATGGAAGGATATGACGATCAGACAAAAGACCTTGCTATTTCTGTTAATTATGCAATGGCAACTCAGCCTGGAAATAAAATTTATTATGTAGAACCAGCTTCTAGTGCTTTTGATGCTCAATCTGCTGAGATCAGAGAATTACAAATGCAGATGGCAACTTTAGGTATCAGTACTTTGTCACAGCAAAAGTTTGTAGCGGAATCTGCTGATGCAAGAAGATTAGATCGTGTTGATACTAATTCTATGCTTGCAATGGTTTCTATGGAATTAGAGCAAAAACTTCAAAAAGCATTTAATTTATCTGCTGAATATGTTGGTATTGAACCACCAGAAGTAAAGATTAGTAGAGATTTTGATATTGAAAGATTAATAGGTCAGGATATTACAGCATTAACCTCCTTGTTCGACCAGCAAGTTATTGATAGAGAAGAGTTTCGAGATATTTTAGTGCAGGGTGAAGTCCTTCCAAGTGCTAATGAGGCCAAATCAGAATAGTTTGATAAACTGATAGACAAGTACATACTTAATTATGGCGAAATCCTTAGATAAAGTTCTACAGCCTGACGGAACTTATAAATGGGAACTTGTAGAGCCTAACTTATCTGAAAGAATGGGTAATGGTCCTGCTTGTCCTACTGCTCCTCCTCAAGCTGAAACTAAAACAGAGTCAAAGAAAAAGACTTCTAAGAAAAAGCCAACTCCCAAAACCTCTACTATTGAAGATTAATTATGATTGAAGAAAAAGTAATTCAGCCTGAGTCCGTGACTTCTGCTGAACAGCCCGTGGCTGAAACTCCTTCACAACCAACACAACCTACTGCTCCAAATCTTGATTCTTTAAAAGCAGAATATGAAGCTCAAATAGCTGCTGCTCGTAAAGAAGCTGCGGAAGCACAAGAAAAGTTTCAAGGTATAAAAACTAAATTAGATGATGTTTATAAACAAAAAGATCAGCAAAGGAAAAAAGAGTTAGAAGATCAAGGTCAATGGAAAACTCTTTGGGAGGAAGCAAATAAAACAAATCAGGAGAAAGAACAAAAAATAATGACGTTATCTCAGCAGTTAGAAGATATGAAAACTTCAAATGAACTTGCTTCTACTAAAACTACTGCACTTGCAGCTATAAGTAATCTTGGTGCTATAAATGCAGAGCAGACTTTATCTTTATTACAAAATAAGTTACAAAAAAATCAAGAAGGTAAAGTTGTTATTTTAAATGGTGGTGTTGAACAGGATTTAACAAGTTATCTCACAAGTCTTAAAAATCCAGGTAGCGGTTGGGAACATCATTTCAAACCTAGCTCTGCTGCTGGAATGGGAGCAAAACCAAGTCCAATAGCAAACACAGGCGGTGGTACATCAAATCCGTGGAAAACAGGCAATATAACTCAACAAATGCTACTATCAGAACAAGACCCACAGCTTGCAGCAGTGCTCAAGCAAGAGGCTCAAACAAAATAGTTAATTTCTGTGGAATTAACCCCCTTATCTGTGATTAGGGTATCGCAAAAAACTTTTTAAAGGTAAATCTGAATGGCTGCTCCGTTTCAGAATTATTCTGGCGGTGTCCTACTAGCGGATATCGTTAAGAGAAATAATTTTAGTACTTACGTTTCTCAAGCTATCAAAGAACGTAGTCTATTTATACAGTCTGGTGCTGTAGTTCGTAATGCTTTGCTTGATGCAAGAGCAGGTGGAACAAGAATACAAGTTCCAGAATTTAACCCAATAGCTCCAACTGAAGAGATTATTGATGGTACTTCTTCATGGGGTACAAGCACCAATGGTCATCTTACTCCACAGAAAATTGGAACTGATACACAGATTGCAACTATCTGTCATAGAGGTTTTGCTTACGCTGTAGATGATGTTGCTGTATTAGCTGCTGGTGAAGATCCTATGGGTCATATCAGAAATCAGCTTGCAGATGCTATCAACAAATTAAACTCTGTTCGTTTATTTGAAACACTTACAGGTTTATTTCATACAGCTTTAAATTCTCATCGTCTTGAGAAACAATTAGGTGGTTCTGGTTCTACTGCTGAAGCAAACTATCTTACTGCTGCTACTGTTGCAGAAGCTCGTTCCAAGATTGGAGAGAGAGGTGAGGAGCTTGATCTTCTTATTGTTCATCCATCTGTTGCTTACTACTTATATCAGGTAGGTTTACTTACATTTTCAACATCTGCTCTTGCTGCCAGTGGTGCAGTAACTTGGGGTGGCGGTGGTGTTGGTGTAACTGACAGATCAATCGGTCAATTCGCTGGTTGCACAGTTATCATCGACTCACAGGTGAATATCAATGACCCAACAACTACTGGTAATCGTCAGGAGTTCCGTTGCTACTTAATGAAGTCAGGAACAATTCTTGAAGGTGTTCAGTCAGAACTAAACATTGAAGCAGAAAGAAACATTCTTTCTAAGCAAGATGTTATGTCTGTTGATTACCATAGTGCTTATCACGTTATGGGTACTAAGTGGTCTAACGCTGCTGATAACCCAACTAATGCTGCACTTCGCACAGGTTCTAACTGGGGTGTTACTTATGATGTTGACCAAATTCCTATGGTTGAAATCTTTGTTAACTCACCACTTGATAATGGACTTAAGTCTTAATTTGATTTAAGATCATATTATTCGGTCATAAAGAAACCTCATCAAATATTGGTGGGGTTTTTTCTTTACGCTACAATAAAACTAAAATTAATTATTAATCGTGGCAGCTACTATAAATGCAACCTTAAAAAGTGAAACTGCTAATAGCTATGTCACTTTATCTGAATCTAATGATTATTTTGATACGTCACCAGATTCCTCTACTTGGACTAATAAAACAGATGACCAGAAAAAGAGAGCATTAATATCTGCAACAAGATGGATAGATACTTTAGTTTTTTATGGAGATAGATGTGATGAAAGTCAGGCTCTTAAATTTCCTAGAACTAATTATCAAGTTGATGGAGTTGAGTTGGCTTGTTCTGCTATTCCTAATAATATTAAATATGCACAATTTGAACTTGCAAGAGCTTTAGCAAATGATACTGATGCAATTACTGGTACTACTGGTAAAGACGGAAACTTCAGTGAAGTTAAGTTAGGAGATATACAGGTTAAATACAATACTGATAGTCAGGGTACTGGTTCTATTAATAATATCTTGGATGTTTATCCGTGGTTACAGAGTTATCTGGGAGCTTATATGTTAGGTGGTGCTGGTAGTTTCCAACTTAGAGTGGTGAGAGGATAATGGCAGGACAGTTAGATTCAGCATTTAAGCAGATTGCAAAACAGGTTGTAGCGGATCTTGGCAGTTCCTTTGATTCGACTATAACTTATACAAGAAAAGCATCTGGAAGTTATAACACAAGCACTGGAGCATATACGACAAGCGATACTACGTTTGCTGATATAAAAGCACCAGTGGAATTTATTATTTCTACTGAAGATGATGGAAGAGAAAGAAGAGAGGCAAAGGTTTATATTACACCTGATTTGATAGGAGATAATCAACCTAGTTTTGATGATGAAGTTACATTAACTTATGCTGGATCTACAAGAGTTGCACAGATAACTAATATAGATACAAGACAGGGTGGACAGACTTATCTGTTTACATTATTGGTGAGGTTCTGATGGTTAAAAGTAGAGGTATTGAAAACATAGAAAAAGATCTTACAGGTAATTTACAACGAGATTTTAATTCATTTATAAGAGCAGCTTTATCTGATTTATCTAATCAGGGATCACAAAGATATAGTCCTGTTGATACAGGTTTCTTTGCTTCAAGTTGGACTGCTGGAACTCAAAGACCAAGACCTGACGAGGCTAGAGAATCAGTTGCTCCGTGGAGTAATATCAAACCAAGAAGAAGAGGAGATCAAAGTAATCCACAAGCAAAGGTAGAACCCAGATTTATAGATACAATTAATTATGATTTTAAATTGTTTTCAAAAGTCTTTATTGGAAATAGATCGCAATATGCTGCAAGAGCTTTAGGTTCTACAAATAGTAAAGTTCCTTTGTATGTTCAAAATATGATTGGTAGAAAAATTAATGAAATATTTAATGAAAAGAAACCTAAGATTGGTGTAGCAACATTTGGTACTGGAGTTCGAGGAAATCAAACAAATGTTAAATTTAAGCCAACAGGTATTGGTAAATTTAGTGATCCTACTTCAGTATTTGTTGATTACACAAATCTATGACCTTAGTAAACGCTAGAGCAGCTTTTGAAAAAGCAGTAACAGATGCAGTCGCAGCAGCAGATAATACTGTTGAAATGGTTTTTGATAATATGGTCTATAAAACACCTGGTAAAACAAAAAAATATATAATTATGTCCTTAGATTTTTCACAAGGAACAATACAGACACAAGGAGCATCTTCTGATTTTTATTCTGGTGTGATTCAGTGTAATATTTATGTTCCTAGAGGAAAAGGAAGTGCAACATTATCTTCCTTAAGTGAAGTTGTTATAAATGGTTTAACATCTGTAAATGCTTCTAATTATACTGATACTTTTAGCTGTAATCCTAGAGTATTAGATGTTGTTGGTCCTGCTCCTATTGAATTAG